GACACACATGAACACGATCCTATTTATATTAAAGAAGAGATTGTAATTGAACCACTTATAGAGGAAGAAATTATTGAAGAAGTACCTGCTGAACTAATTGATGCTCCTTTAGAAAGAGTGTTCCATGAAGAAACAGAACTACATATTCCAGTTCCAGTACCTTTAGTAACTGTTAGAGAGGATAAAGTAGTAGAGGCACAATGCCCAAAAGCATCTAAGAACTTAGGAGATTATATAAATAAGGTAAGGATAATTAGAGATTACAAATTTAAAATCTCTTATGATGTTATCAATAACTCTATAAGTAATGTAGAATTTAGTAGAAGTTTACCTAGTAATTTACAAAGAGCTATGATTAAATACTTAAACTCTTTTACAATTTACGGAGACACTACAGGATGTAACGTATCAATAAAGATTTTAGAAAACTAAGAAGGAGGAATAGTGATACAAATGAAACCAGATGTAAGCAACATGACACTAGAAGTTATCGAAGCTATAAAGAATAAAGAAACTGTAGTCTTTGAGTATGGAAAACAAGAATTAAGAAACATAAAACCAGAAGGATTTTTTGGAGACTATGATGGTTTTCAAGGAACTGATATACAACTTAACCAATTTAGAAGGTTTAAATTCTCAGAGGTAACAGACTGGATAGGTGTTAAACCAACAGTAATGAAAGAATTTACAATAACTGTACCTTGTACTATCCATTATAAAGTAGTAGCTAATAACAAGAAAGAAGCTATACATATATTCCTAGCGAATCCTTTAGATATTAAAGGCATTGTAGATATAGAAGAAACTGCCAATGAGGAATTTGAAATAATAAATGAGGTAGAATTAGATTGAATATAGATATATATGAAGGAGATTGTATAGAGCAACTTAAAAGATTGGCAGATCAATCTATTAATACCTGTATTACTTCACCTCCTTATTGGGGATTAAGAAACTATCAAGAAGATAAACAACTTGGTATGGAAGATACTCCAGAAGAATTTATTAGTAACTTGGTAGATGTATTTAGAGAAGTAAAACGAGTGTTGCGTGATGACGGAACAGTATGGTTAAACTTAGGAGATACTTATTGTGGTACAGGACATAAGGGTAACTATACTGACCCTAAACATAAAGAAGGTAGAAACGGACAGAAGATAGCTTTAAATAATAAGATAGATGGACTTAAATCTAAAGACCTAGTAGGTATTCCTTGGAGAGTTGCACTAGCTTTACAACAAGATGGTTGGTATTTAAGACAAGATATTATATGGCATAAACCTAATACTATGCCTGAAAGTGTTAAAGATAGATGCACTAAAGCACATGAATATATATTCTTATTGAGTAAGAATAAGAAGTATTACTATGATTATGAAGCCATTAAAGAAGATGCGAAAAGACCTAATGAAAGGCAAATATTCGGAGGTAGTAAAGCTAAAAATAATACCATTAAAAAAGATGACCCTATGTCTAGGGGTGGTAGCGAACAATGGGGTAGAGAGATAATCACCTCCCCAAAAAGAAACAAAAGGTCAGTATGGACTGTACCAACTAAACCATTTAAAGGCGCACACTTTGCCACATTTCCTCCTGAATTAATAGAACCCTGTATATTAGCTGGATGTCCTGAAGGTGGTGTAGTTCTTGATCCCTTTGGAGGTAGTGGAACAACAGCTGTAGTGGCTAATAATCATTATAGGAATGCTGTTTTAATTGAATTAAACAGGTCTTATATAGCCATAATGAAGAAAAGATTAGAAGAACAAGGAAGTATATTAATAAATATTAATGACAAATAGTTATCCCTTGAATGAAAATTATAGGTAGGAATGAGTATCTTTTGTAAGACCCTTGATAAAAAAATCCTGGTAAAAACTAGATTTATAAAAAATATTTTGATAGAATGCGACACATGAAAACTATAACTAAAGAAATAAATAAAGGCGACATTGTATGTTTTAATCCTACTGTGCAGATAGTTAAAGGTCTATTGAGAAATAGAAGCTGGGCAAAGCTAGGAGGATTTTATCTATACGAGGTCATTACTATTGGACGTAAATGGGCAACAGTTAGGTTACTCTTTCCTAGTGTAAAGAAGAGAATGCCTGTTCATGTATGGCAAATGATTGTTGAGAATAAGAATTTTACTAAAGTAATTAATGGACAACATGAATACATTAACAGAAAGTAACGATTTATTAGTATTAAACCAGAAGCAATATAAGATATTGTATTGTTATGATAATGTTTATAGGGAATGCTACAATATGAAGATACCACATCAAGTAGAATATGATAAAGATAATTCATCTTACATACTGTCATTCCCTAGTAAAAGTTGTTACGATGATTTTGTAACCTATATCTATGACCCATATTTAAAAGAAGATGAAGTCAATCAATAGTTATAGATATGCCCTCCAACGATTGACTTACGCTAATTCAGTTAGCTTCAGTTTAGGGAGTCTGGAATCTTCAAGAGAAAACTCCCACAGTTTTAAAATTTTGTTTAATAAAAAATAGGAGAAAAGATATGTTATTGAAAGGTATTTTATTATGGCCTAACATAACAACCCCTGGTACTACTGAGTTTTCTAAAGACCAGTATTCTTTAGACCTATCTCTTGATGAAGAAACTGCTAGTAAGTTAAGAGCAGAAGGATTTAATGTTAGAGATGATAAAGAATATTCACCTTTTGTAACTATTAAAAGAAAGGTAAGAAGGAAAGATGGAAGTCTGAATTCTGTACCTAAATTAGTAGATGCAGATAAGAACCCTTTAGAATTTAGAGTAGGTAATGGTTCTTCAGCTACTGTTCAATGTAGACCTTACGAATGGGAATTCGGTGGAAGGACAGGTAAAGGACTAGACCTACAAGCTGTTCAAGTAACTAATCTCATAGAGTATGAAGGTACTACTATGGATGGTGATGAGCTTGGGATTACTAACGAAGAAGAAGAACTGGAGTTTTAAATGACAGAAGATAATATGAATGAACCACAAAAACCTTTCATCACTATTGATGATGTGCAGATCAATATTGAAGACTTACCTGAAGAAGGACAAGGAGTTTTCGGAAGACTGCAAAGATTAAATCAGAAGAAAGCTAATATGGTCTTAGACCTTGAAGAGGTACAAGCTGGTATTAACTTTTTCTCTAATAGAATTGTAGACATTGTTAATAATGATGGAGAAGAAACTGTATCTGAAGATGAAACCTCTGAAGAAGAGGATACTGACTCAGAATAGTTGTGCCTGAACGAGTGGGTAGTCTCCTTATTTGTACACTATCCACTCAATTTTAAAATTTAAAGGAGTAGTTGTATATGCCTTCTTCTGGAGTAGCTAAAACACATCAATCATGTCCTATCTGTAAGCATAAGAAATGTTTAACAGTATTTTCTAATGGTACAGCTTGGTGTCATAGTCATAATGTTGAAGGAGATAAACCTTTTAGATACAACGAAGAGTTAATTAATCATAAACCTGAGTATACCACACCTCCTATACCAACTGGAGATAATTCTAAATATGTTTTCGGTAGTATAGCAGATAGAAATATATCAGAAGAGACTGCTAGAAAATATGGGGTTAAGTTATTGTATGATCAACAAGGAAATATTATTGAACATATGTATCCTTACTATTCAGAGAATACTCTAACAGCTTCTAAGATTAGAACAGTTGCTACTAAAAATTTCAGGTGGACAGGAACACAAGGCGAAGTAGGATTGTTTGGTGAGAACCTTTTTAAATCAGGAGGTAAATACCTTATGATTGTAGAGGGAGAGCTGGATGCTTTAAGTGCTCACCAACTTACAGGAAATAAATGGCCTGTAGTTTCTATTCCTTCTGGAGCTAATAGTGCTGTTAAGTCTGTTAAAGAAAGTTTAGAATTTGTAGAGGGGTTTGAGTTTGTTGTTATTTGTTTTGATAAAGACAAGTCAGGGAAAGAAGCCTCTAAACAATTAGCTAGGATAATAAAACCAGGAAAAGCTAAGATAATGAACTTACCTAATGGATTTAAAGATGCTAATGATATGCTCAAGGCTAATGCACATAAGCAATTCCTCCAATCCTTTTGGGATGCAAAGGTCTACACTCCTAGTGGAGTCATAAACATCTCTGAACTAAGAAAGAAATTTCATAATAGAGAATATAAAGAAAGTATACCTTATCCTTGGGAAGGATTAAATAAGAAGCTATTAGGAATGAGACAATCTGAAATGGTTGTCCTTACAGGAGGCACAGGTCTTGGTAAGTCTTCTGTAACACGAGAGTTAGAACATCATTTAATAATGAATACAACAGATAATGTTGGAGTCATAGCATTAGAAGAAGATTGGAGGAGAACTGTTGATGGTATTCTTTCTATTGAAGCTAATGCTAGACTCTACATAGATCAAGAAAGAGAAAAGTTTTCTACTGAAGAACTGGATAGATTGTTCAACACTCTTTATGACGGAGCGAATAAAGATAGAGTGTGGGTACACGCTCACTTTGGTACTAATAGTATCGAAGAAATCTTTTCTAAACTTAGATACATGATCATAGGATGTGATTGTAAGTGGGTAGTTATAGATCATTTACATATGTTAGTATCAGCTGTACATGAACGAGATGAGCGTAGAGCTATTGATGATATTATGACACGATTAAGGAGTATAGTAGAAGAGACAGGAGCAGGAATTATATTAGTTTCGCACCTTAGAAGGGTTGATGGGAATAAAGGACATGAGAATGGAATAGAAGTTAATCTTTCACATCTTAGGGGTAGCAATAGTATAGGACAATTAAGTGATTGTGTTATAAGTTTAGAAAGAGATCAACAATCAGATGATCCAGATGAAGCTAACACAACAAGAGTCCGAGTATTAAAATCCAGATACACAGGGAATGTGGGATTAGCTACCTCTTTACTCTACGATCAAGATACTGGTAGACTTAGTGAAGTACCTTTACATGAATATGAATTTAACAATGACGGAAATGAACTTAGTATTTGACATAGAAACTGACGATCTTAATGCTACTAAGATACATTGTATTGTAGCTCAAGATGTAGAGACTAAAGAACTATATAAGTTTCCTCCAGAAAAACTTTCTGAAGGTTACGCTTTATTACAGAGTGCTGATAAATTAATAGGACATAATATTATTGGTTTTGATATACCAATGGTAGAGAAGTTTGGTAATATAGATTTATCCAGTAAGTCTGTAGTAGATACTTTAGTTTTATCTAGACTGTTTAATCCAGTAAGAGAGGGAGGACACAGTTTAGATTCTTGGGGACATAGACTTAAACTACATAAGATAGAGTTTGAGGACTACGAAAATTATAGTATTGATATGTTAAACTACTGTACAAGAGATGTACAATTAAATGCATTAGTACTTGAAAGACTTAAAAAAGAGAGCGCAGGTTTCTCAAAAGATAGTGTTTATTTAGAACATGAGACTGCTAAGATATTAAAAGAACAAGAAGTAAATGGATTCTTATTTAACGATAAACAGGCTGAGTTGTTATTAGCTGATCTAAGAGAAAGGATGTTTAAGATTGAGGAAGAAGTACATCAGGTATTTAAACCTAAGTTGATTGACATTAAAGAAGTTAAGCCTGTACTAAAGAAAGATGGAACATTATCTAAGAAAGGATTATCAGAAGAAGAATACAATGATAGAGTAGCTACTAATGATACAACTCCTTTCATGCGTAGAAAGTTACAGGACTTTAATCTAGGTTCACGTAAACAGATAGGAGAATATTTAATAGAGTTTGGTTGGAAACCTAAAAGATTTACTCCTACTGGACAGCCTATTGTAGATGAAAAGACTTTAGCTAATATAAGTAATATCCCACAGGCTAGGTTGATAGCTAAGTTTTTACTATTACAGAAGCGCATAGCACAGGTAGATTCATGGATTGAAGCACAGAGAGAGGATGATAGGGTACATGGTTTTGTTATTCCTAATGGTACTATTACAGGAAGAATGGCCCATAGAAATCCTAACATGGCTCAAGTACCAAGTATTAAAAGTCCTTTTGGACAAGAATGTCGTTCTTGTTGGACAGTTCCTGAAGGATATAAATTAGTAGGAATAGATGCAAGTAGTTTAGAATTAAGAATGCTTGCACATTATATGAACGATGAGGAGTTTACAAATGAAATCATTAACGGAGACATACATACCTTTAATCAAAAACTTGCAGGACTTAAATCAAGAGATCAGGCGAAGACTTTCATCTATGCCCTTATCTACGGAGCAGGAGATGCAAAACTTGGAAGTGTGGTTGGAGGAAGTATCCAAGATGGCAAAAGACTTAGACAACATTTCTATGATAATAAACTATCATTTAAAAGACTTGGAGATGCAGTTAGAAAAGTCTCGCAACAAAATTTCATAAATGGTTTAGATAACAGAAAGTTATTTGTTCGTCATTCTCATGCTGCTCTCAACACTTTACTACAAGGTGGAGGAGCTATTGTTATGAAGAGAGCTTTAATAATGTTACAGTCATTAATTAAATTAAATACACTTGATGCTAGATTCGTAGCTAATATCCATGATGAATGGCAGATGGAAGTTAGAGAAGATATAGCAGACTTTGTAGGTGAACGTGCTGTTGGCTGTATTATTAAAGCTGGTGAGTATTATAATCTTCGCTGTCCTATGGATGGTGAATACAAAATAGGAGATAATTGGAGTGAAACACATTGAAACTGTTAAAATAAAAGACCTCGTAATATGGAGGCATCATAACGATTATGGTTATAATAAAGTTTGGCCACGGAAAGATACAGTTATGTTTAGATTACCTAAAGGTAGAACACCTTTGGTTGTTGTAGATATAATATGTAATGCTGAACGGAAAGGCCCATTAGAAGTAATGGTTCGTGCACAGTATTTATATTCATACTCTAAAGTAACATTTAGTGGAGAAGATGAGGTAGTTCCTTTGAAACTTATTAAACTATCTGATCCTGAAGATAAACATTTTGGTTGGTATTTTAGGGATGAGGTTGACTCAGATAACTTTTGGGAAAAAATGTTTGATGCCTATGATGGTGGAGGTGATAGTTATAGATTGATAAATGGTAAGCCTTGTGTTTATTGGACAGAAGGTATGTGGATTTCAAAAGATGGTATGGAATTAGATGAAGGAAGATAATATGAAACACATTGAAGGTAATAGAGTAGGAGACATGGCAGAACATTATGCTACCACTTGGTTATGGGATAATGGCTATGAAGTATTTAGAAACTGTGGATGTACAGGAGGTGTTGATCTCATTGCTATATCTAAGACAGGAGAGTTGACATTAATAGATGTTAAGTCTTATCGAAGTAAGAAAGGTAAAGCATACACAGCGTTTAAACCTACTGGTAAAAGAACAGATCAACAAAAGAAATTAGGTGTTAGACAATTATATTATGATGCCGAGACTAGAAAATTAAGATTTGTAAATCATAGAACATGAGTAAAAAGAAACTAAACACATTAGTAGAAGACATCTATAAGAAGCTATCTGCTCTTGGAGAGGGTAAGTCGCTTAACCTATCAGACGAAGTGATAGATCAATTTGGCGAGGATATGAAAGAGGTACTAAAACATTGGTCAACTCCTTCTCCAAGAAGCAAAGAAACTTTAAGAATGTCTAATATAGGAAGACCTAATAGACAGTTATGGTTTGATATGAAGACTGAAAAAGAAGCTCAACCTATTGCACCTGCTACCTTTATTAAATTCTTATATGGTCATATGTTAGAAGAAGTAGTATTACTTTTAGTAAGACTTGCTGGACATACAGTATCAGATGAACAAAAAGAAGTTAAGGTTAAAGGAGTACATGGACACATGGATTGTGTTATTGATGGTGAAGTAATAGATATAAAGACAGCTTCTGGATTTGCCTTTAAGAAATTTAGAGATGGTACTCTTAGAGAAGATGATACCTTTGGATACATGGCACAACTAGCAGGATATGAGTCTGGTCATGGTACATCTAATGGTGGATTTCTAGCTATGAATAAAGAAAGTGGAGAACTTGCCCTTTATTGTCCAGAAGAACTTGACAAGCCTAATATAAAGACTAAAATAGATAAGGTTAAGAAATCTTTAAAGGACGAAACTCCTCCTGAATTATGTTACCAACCCATACCAGATGGAGTCTCTGGTAACATGAAACTACCTAGAGGCTGTATGTATTGCAGACATAAGGTAGAATGTCATAAAGATTCTAATAATGGTAAAGGACTTAGGATATTTAAATATTCTAAAGGATACTCTTATCTTACAAGAGTAGTTAAAGAACCTAGAGTACAAGAGATAACTAATGAATTCAAAAAAAGCAAAGCACGTTAGAAGAAAAGCCAAAGAACTTATGGTGGATTGGATTAAGTCTATGATACCAGAAGAAGATAGTAATGATGTTTCAATAAAGAACTTAGATAAGTATATGCCAGATCAAACACATATCTATGCTAATAGAAAAGTTATACTATCTGCTTATAGTTATAGATGGTTTATTAAAAAAATTAAAAAATTATATAATTCAAAAAATATAAATATAAATAATATTACTTTAAAAGATACAGAAAATGTCTGAAGAATTTATAAACGTAGATGGTATTA